TGGCTCTGGCTCTGGCTCTGGCAGATGCTCGGGGTCGAGCACTTCCTCGGCAAGCCCCATCCCGATCAGAGCTTCTGCATACTCGTCCAACACGGTACGGGTTTCGTGCTGGTCGAAGTTACCGGCGTGGTAGTGCGAGAACTGACGCAGTGCGCGAATTTTCTTCATGATCAAAGCGGGGCAGTTACCTGCCCCGGCCCTTGGCTGGATTATGGGGTTGGGACGGTGAAGGTGCCCTTGATGATCGCGCTGGTACGGTAATGGGCCAGCGCCAGGCGCTCTTCGCACAGGATGGTCAGCATGTTCTTCACGAAGTTGTCACGGTCTTCGCGGCTGATCTCGACAGTGGCGTCCATGCGGTCCCACACTTGGGATGCCAGGTCGAAGCCGCCGACGGTAAAGGTACCGAGTGCTTGTGCCTTGGTGGCCACGACCGGCAGCCCCCACATGACCTTCGCGGCGAATGCCGCCGGACCGCCGAAGATGTAACGGCCTTCCGCATCCTTCAGCAGCGCGATGGCATGCCAGTCGCGCGGGTTCAGGATGATGCCCGACGCTTCGAATTCCGATTCGCTGGTCTGGAAGATGGCGTGAGCGATCTGGTCAGCGCGGGTGTCGCCGGTGGCGTTCAATGCGGTGTCGTAGGCGGTGGCGACTTTGTTCAACCCAGTGAGGTTGTCACCGGTGCCATCGCCATTCAGCAGTTGCCCTTCTTCAACCAGGGCCAGGCCGAACAGCAGGCGGTTGTTCACGTAGGACTCGAGCATCGGCGCATCGTCCATCACCTGGCGGGATGCCTGGATCCAGTGAGCGATGGTTTTGACGTTCGCCGTTTCCTTGGTGAAGGTCAGGTTGGACTCAGGCTTCAGGTTTCCTTCAGCCACCGGCGCGGCACTGTTGGTGAACACGTTCTCACGAACGTATTCCAGCGAGTTCGAGCTGATACGACCTTGAGCGAGCAAATCCCGGATGGTCAGACGGCGCAGGCCTGGCATCAAGATGCCTGGATTCACCTGCGGCTGGATCAACGCACCGGCAGAGGCGGCACCGCTACCCAGCTGCTTGTCGAAGCTCTTCACGTCGACCTTGCCCGAGGACTTGCCGTCCCAAGATTTCTTCAGGTCCTCGGCCGTCTGAGCCGCGAAGCTCTTCTTCGTGGATGGATCATCGACGGCGCCACCAGCCAGCTTCTGCTCGATATCGAACAACCGCGTGCCGGCGGTCTTGAGCTCGTCTTGAACGGTGGTCAGGTCGCTTTGCAGCTTTTTGCTGACCTCACCATTCTGTTGGATCTCGGTTTTCTGGGCGTCGAACAGCTCCTGCATGCGGGTCTGCGCAGTCTCGATCGCCTTCTGGATTTGGGCCAGTTCGGACATGGTTGAATCCTCGGTTCAGATTTGGGGGAAGGTTTTCAGGCGCTCCAAGAGCGCGGCGATTTCAGTGGGGTCGCCGCTTTCGGACTCGCTCCGAACCGCGGACTTGATGCGGGCGATCAACGCCTGCGCTTCGGACTTGGAGAGGCCGGCGGATTCCCTCAGCCAGCTCTCCGCATCGCGGATGCTTTCGATGGTCTCCATGCTCTTGAGCGTGGAAACGGTGGCCGCTTCGTTGGCAGGAAAGGTGCAAACGCTGATCTCCGTCAGGCGCGATACCTTGCGGAAGGAGAAACCGGTGGAGATCGTGGACATATCGCCCTTGGCGATACTGCACCCGACCGACATACCCCCTACGGTCCCATGCATCATTGCGGCCTTCAGGGCTTCGGACTGAGGGTTTCCGGGCGTTAGTTCACCTCGAACGTGAAGACCGTGACTGTCTTCCGAGAGGTCGAGCCACTTACCCACCGGGATCTCGTTGCGCTGGTGGTTGAAAAACATGGCCACAGCGCGGCTCTGACTTTTGAGCGCATCCGCGAAGGCGCCGGCCTCGATGACGTCGCCGTCGCTGTCGACCACGCCGAACACACTGGCATAGCCTTCGAACACGCCCTGGGCACCGCCATTGGCGAATTTGATTGCGGCCTGATCGAAGGCCAAGGTTTTGCAAACGCTGGGCATTTGCTGCCTCCAGAATGATCAAGCCCCGCTGGATGCGGGGCCTGGGTTGCCGAGTTGAGTGATGGGTATATTTTGGGACTGCACGGTGGCCACTTCCCCGCCAGGTAAGGGCGGCATGTTGTCCAGCCGACGCAACTCGTTCCGAGTGCGCAGGCCCTTGTCGGCCATCACGCCCATGAAATTGGCGCGGGCCGTCGAGTCGCCGCGGAGCAGACCGTCGATGTTGTGCTCAGCATGGAAGCGACCGAGCTCGCCAGGCTTCAATAACCAGCGCTCGATCGCGTACTCCCAGCGGTTGAGGTAAGGCGATAGGGTGTACTGCAAAAAACCCAGGTTCTGCTGCTCGATACCCGATCCCCAACTTGTGGACTTTTCCACATCGCCTACCAGATGCGGCGGCACACCGAAGAATCGAGCTAGCTCGCTGACCTGAAACTTGCGAGCCGCCATCGTCTCCGCATCCTGGGGGCTGACGCCGATGGCCTGGGTGGTGAATCCACCTTCCAGAATCCACAGCCGCTTCTTGACGGGGCCGCCGGAAATCTCCTTGAAGTTCTCTTCGACCTGCGCGCGCTGTTCCTTGTTGAGCACTTTCCCTTCGCCGGTCATCAGCAGTTGCGGCGACTTAGCACCGTTGGCATAGAAGTCCCGTTGCTGGTCTTCCATCGCCACCGCGACTCCTGCTGTCTTCGCCGCGAACGCGATAGGCGACAGGCCGACTAGTCCGTTGAACCCGAAACCTTTCAGGTGAAAGATTTCAGACGGCTTGAAGTCTGCGTACTCGCTGTCTCGGCGGTATCGGTACACCACGCGCTTACCTTCAAGCCGGACGTCCATATTCACCGACATCAGGGGCATCATGCTGATCACATCCCCGACGCTGTTGCGCTCAATCAGGGCATAAGCGTTGCCGTAGTAGCAGAGCTGCATGGTCATCGCTTCGCGGAACTCGACAGCGGTCATGAACTGATTTGGGCTGTAGCGCAGCAGGCGGGCCAGTGGGTTGTCGATGCCGACCTTTCTCCGGTCATCACCGGTAGTCTCGAAAACATCCAGCGGCAGGCCTGCCGTGACGGTGGAGATCAGACGGACGCAGGCGAACACCGTGGAGATCTGCAAAGATCGCTCGTCGCTCACGACAGAATCGCCCACCACCCCAGAGGCGGACACTGGCCCGGTCTGCGAACCCTTCTCCGGCGAGACCAGGCGGCCGCCGACAAAGAAGCTCGCCATGCGCGCCCAGAAGGGACTGCGCGTGCGCAGATCAATGCTGTAGTCGGTGTCTGCCATTACATGCTCATCGGTCTGGAAAGGAAGTCGTCGACAGAGCCTTGGGTATCCGCGTTCGCGAGCACCCGGCCTATCGTCATGATCAGCGCTACGGCGCCATCGATCTTGTTGTCGTCGCCCTGCTTGATCGGGCGCACCACGTCATCGTTGCCCGGCAGGTTCTTGCCGATAACGTTGCCAATACACCAGGTCATGATCGGATTGCCGTCGTGATGGAACCTGCCCGCCTCGATTGCGGCCTCCAGCTCCTTCATGCCGTCGGACATGTTGGTGTAGTTCTGGGTGATGGTGATCGGGTTGAAACCCTCGTCGTCCAGGTCATGACTCAGGCCAGTGGCGCCGTGCGGGTCGATCGGGCTCTCCCTGATCGGTGCCAGCTTGTTGGCTTCCTTGGTGTCCTCGAGGATTTCGCGATAGTCCACCTCAGCGCCTGGTGTGGCGGTCAGGTGACCGGTGTTGACCCAGGCCTGGAAGCGCTCTGACATACGCTTGTTGTCCACATCGTTAGCCGTGTCTTCCGGAACCCAGAACGCCGGGGCCACGCTGTAGTAGTGGCTCTTTCCGTCGATCTCGCGCCAGAACAGCCGAGCCCTGGAGTTCATGTCCAGCTTTCGTGCAAGGTCGAAGCCCGCCATCCACTCTTGGCCCTCGAACTGCTCAAGCGTGAGCGTCTTGTCCTCGCAGGCCTTCCAGCTTTCCATGTTGAAGAAGCCGGATTTAGCACTCACCCAGAGGTTCAGGTGCTTGGTCTTGAACGTGTTGGTGAAGCGCGCCGAGCGAATCGCCCGGGCCAACTGGCTCTCCAGGTACTCCTGAAACACCGACACGCCCATGCAGGGGTTGGCCTTGGCCAGGTTCTTAGGGTCGGTCCAGTCGTCGCCCTCGTCGAGCGTCCAGATGTAGCCGAACAGCTCGTCGTCCGGCACGGTGCCGTTGAGCATTTCGATGACCTGGCGGCGCTTGTCGTAGCACGGCCCCTCGATGTTCGCGCCGGCGGTGGTGATGATGAACATCAAGGGCTGCCGGCGTGCACCCATGCCGGTGAGCATCGTGTCGTACTGGGCCGCGCTGTCGTGCTCGTGGTATTCGTCGATGATGGCGCAGGACGGCGACGCACCATCACCTGGGTTGCCAATCAGCGGCTCGAAGCGGCTGCCGTTCGACGGGATATTCAGGTTCGAGGCGTTGACCTCGATCCCAGCCGCCTCGATCAGCATGGGGGACCGGCTGACCATCAACCTTGCTGGCCGGAACACCTCCCACGCCTGCTTCTCGGTGGTCGCACCGGAATAGACCTCAGCGCCGAATTCATTGTCGGCGGTGAACATGCTGATGCCGACGCCGGCGGCGATCACCGATTTGCCGTTCTTGCGCGGCACCTCCCAGTAGCTTTCGCGGAAGCGCCGGTACCCACCTTTCTTCCTGACCCAGCCAAACGTGCAGGCCAGGCCGAAAAGCTGCCACGGCTCAAGTGTGATCAGCTGCCGCTTGAACGCCCATTCGCCCTTGGTGTGGGGAAGAAGCTGCATGAGGCGCAGCTTCTTCTCGGCCTTGGCCGGGTCGAACTTGTACGGGTAGTCCTTCGATCGGCTGGACGCTACGTCATCGAAGTGGCGCTCGATTGCCTGGTGGATGAAGCGGCAAGCGGGAAACCTTCCCTTCAGGACGGACTTCGCCCACGCCATCGCCTTGTCGACGTTGGTGTACTTGGCTCTGGCCATCAGGAACTCAGTAGGGCTGCGAACTCGTTGGTGGATTTCTGCTTGTTGCCGCCGATGATCCGCGTGCGGCTGGCCGGGTCCAGGCCCAGCATCGAGCCGAAGGTGACCATCTGGCGCATCGCTTCGTTAGCTGCTGTGAGCGCTGGATTTTTCACCGGCCCGCCAGTGGCTCCTGCCACCACTATGCCGTGGGCGATAACCGATTCTTGTGCCCTTCGCCAGTTGCCGTAGGCAGAGCAGAACGCCTCGACGTTGTGCATGTCGGTCAAGGCAAGAACCTTTGCCCGGAGCAATTCCGGAACCAGCATTTCCCATACCCGGGTGGCGTGTTCGCACAGCCATTCGGGCGCGTCGACGTTCGTCACCAGGGCGAAATCTGGTTCGTCCTTGTTCAGCTTGCGCTTGCCGGGATTGCCGGCCAACGCCTTCTGGGCCGTGGGTTTTGGGCGACGGCCGGAGCGCCCGGCAACCCCTGGCATCGGCGCCTCCATTAAACTTTATATTTCGCGGGTGTAAAAAAACGACTGAGGGCGCGGTGTCCGAGCGAAAGGGCCTGAACTTTTGACCCTCCCCCTCCCCGGAAACGAGATTTCGTATCATTTCCGCTGTTTTCGATCATTTTTTGATCGTTTTCGACTCCCGCTGCGTCTTGGCCTTGTGGCAATCACGGTTGATCGCCCGCAGGTTGCCATCATCGTCCGTTCCACCGTGAGCCAAGGCCACGATGTGGTCAACCTCGTGCGCTTCGCGGATCCTGCCAAGCCTGACGCAGTCGTCACACAGGCAGAGATACTGGTCACGCTTCAATATCCGCTCGCGGATCCGGCGCCAGGGACGGCCACCCCGACCCGATCCTTTGCGGGTTGCCCAGGCCTTGGCCTGCTCGGCAGCCAGCTCGGCGTGTCCGTCACAGTATCCATTTGCGTTCCGGTGCAGCGTTCGACAGCCCTGAGCCCTGCACGGCCGTTGCGGTCTCAGCGGCATGGCGAACCGTCCAGATAGTGCGTGCGTGGCAGTTCGTCTGGGTCGACGGCCGTATCGTCAGCCAGAGCTTCGATCAGGGCCAGGTTCTGGCTTGCGATCGTCTCCAGCAGGCTGGTTTGTTTCTGCTCCTGCTCCAGAATCTGCTGGATCAAAGAGATTGCGTGCTCGTTCACGGGCGACCCTCATCCATTTGTTAATCCATTCACGCCGTGCGGCGCAGCCTGAACATGTCGTCACAATCTTTTACACTCCAAGCCTCTGACAGAAATCGAGATTCTTTGCATGCCTAACAGACCGAGCTGGCTTACCGTGGGAGTACTTGGACTTGCTTTAACCGCAGCTACGCACCTTGGCACTGTTGCTTTCAAATTCGGCCAGCAAGACACTGCTCTAGCAGCCCAGGCTGCGAGGAATCAGGAACTGAGCGCCGAAAGGGATCGGCTTTACAATGTCATTGGGGATTGGAAAAAAGCCTACGAATCCCAGCAATCGTTGCTGCAAGCAGCGCAAGCCGACGTTGTTCGTCTACGAAACGACCGGTGCAATCCTATCTACGATCAAGTCTACGATTTGAAGCAATCAATCAACTTCCCACGTCGTTACGGCTTCAATGATGCAGACGTTGCAAACTTTCACATCATGCTGCAGGAGTTCCAGAGGACCCTTCAGGCTTGCTATCAAGCGAAATGATCGGTCGCATTGTGCTTAGTCAATCCGCACGATCTTGGCCACGTTGCCCTTGGCACGGCACACCAGAACGGCGGCCAGTAGGTAGAACGCAGTGTTGAACCAAGACGCATCGGCGAACTCGTCGTGCATCACCATGCGGCCAACGAGGCTGACGCACTGCATGCCCGTCACAGCGCAGGCCGCCCACGCCATCAGCGATATGCCCAGCTTGTAGCGGGCATCTGGATACGGCCGGTAGCGCAGGCCGATCATCACGAAGATGACGGCGCACAATGCGGCCTGGATAACGGCAACCATTCAACCCTCCTTCCTGGCTCGCAGGCGGAAGACCCACTGCAGCCAGGTCGGCATGCGGCCGGTCTGCATCCACTCCAGCAAGCCGGAGAACGTGATCACGCAGAGAACACCGCAGACAAAGGCGCTGAAGCCGGCGGTCTGGGTCCAGGCCCGGCCCATCAGTTCAGCCGCACCGAAGTAGCCCCCGATCCAGCCGGCCAGAAGGTAGCCGACGCGACGCCAGGTGCTGATGTCCTTAGCGAACACCACATAGAAGAAAGCCCCGCCGAACGCGCCGACCAGGGCAGCGAGATCCAGCTGAGGAAATGCAGCACCCAGGCCGACGCTGGCAAGTACGCCGGTCACTGCGAGGGCGCCGGTACTTGGCTCGGCCATAAGCACTGCTCCATAAAAAAGCCCCGGCATATGCCAGGGCTCAGAAACGACAAAGCCCAGCTCAATGGCCGGGCTTTTGTAGTGCCACTCCTCAGCAACGCGCAGGAATGACAGGATGGGGAAATAATCGGCCATGCGGCCATTTGATGTCAAGCGGCATTTTCCATCGAAAGACCTTCGTAGCTCAGGATGTCGGCCGCAGCATCCAGCGCTTCTTCGGCCATCTGCTTCAGCACGTCCTCGATGTCCTTCTTCCAGCGGCGGCGAGTTCGCTCAGGTCGAGCATCCGGGTCCCACCGGTTGATATCGTAGAACTGAGCCGGCAACACGATCATGTCGCTCGACCGCTTTCCCTCGGCGCCCTTCATCTTCGGGATCGCCCAGGCCGTAACTGCACTGGTGATGAACAGCTTCGGAGCATGGGAGGCAACCATGGGGATCAGGCGGCTGATCGACTGAACCTTTCGCCCCTTGTGAGTGCTGAATTTCGCCACCAGGACATCCCAGTGCCGCGGCTTCAGCTGGCTGTGCAGCCTGGCGAACACCCAGCAGTCAGCATCCATACGGCTGATTTCGCCGCGCTCTACCGACCTGCTCAGGGTTGCCATGTCGTGGCCGTCTTCGCTGCCGGGCTCGTATAGCTTTTGCCAGGCCTGCTTGCTGGTGTTGTCGATCGCTTCTGCAGCCAGGGCCGAGACGACCGCCGCGAGTACGCTGCTGTAAATCATGTCCTTCCCCCTCAATCCCCGGTGTAGTTGCTGCCCCCGGCGCCGAGCCGGTTGCCTTCCTGATAATGCGCACCCGGGCCGGTGGCCCGAGGCTTCTTCAACTGCTCGATCTGCTGGAGCGCGGCCCGAAGCCTCATGCTGAGCTGGGTCACCAGTTCATCCAGGGCCAGGGCCTCGCCGGTTGCGGCCGCCACAAAGCCCGAGGCGTTGCAATGGTCGCATGGCAGTTCGTGAAACAGGCCCTTGGTGACCGCTCTCCCACGGCACAAAGGGCACTCTTCCAGCTCGATCACGGCCTTCTTGAAAGCCGGGCCGTGCTTCTTCATCAGCCGACCACCTTGAAGCCTTGGGCGCGCAGCGACTTCTCGGCCACCTCGTGCGCCCACACGGCGTCCGGATCACCCATCTGGACAGGAAACGGATTGGTCACGCGCAGCGCTTCACGGCATGCCAACCAACCTTCCCGGCGAGCCTGGAAGACCACTTCCTCCGCAGCCATCCAGCAGCCCTTACAAGTCACGACGTAATCACCAACTGCCGGGTCCCATTTGATGCCATCCGGGACCGGGAAGCGGCGCTCGAACTCGGCGCGGATCTTGTCGTCGTTCTTCATTTCGAATCCTCGCTAATTACAAATGCGGTAAGGTCGCTCGGCGCCACGGCTGCTGGGGCCTCGGGCGAGTTCTGCGAAATTTCGGATAAGGCCTTGGTAAGGCCGTGGATGGCTGAGAAGCCAACCCGATCAAGCCAGGCGTGCCACTTCTCCAACGCTGCCCGGCGCTGCTGCATGGCCTGGGTGTGGATGTAGGTGCTGGCGATCTTGCCCAGCGTGTGATTCAGCAGCATCTCGCCGATGTGGCCGTCGATGCCGAGGTCGGTCCAGGTGCTGCGGGATACCTTGCGCAGGTCGTGGCTGGTCCATTCACCCTGTCCCAGGCGGGTGAACACGGCGCTGGCCTGAGTCTCGCTCAACGACAGCCCGCGACGGTTCGGGAACAGATACACGCCCTCGTAGCCTCCGGCCTGCTGAATGGCCCGGTACCGGATCAGCAGCGCCTCGACCTGGGCGGTCAGTGGCAGACGGTGCTCGGTTCGGGTCTTGGTGTTCGCCGCGGGAATGAACCACTCGGCCGCCGCCAGGGAAACCTCGCTCCAGCGCGCCATGCGGGTCTCGCCGATACGGGTGCCATGGGCCAGCATCATCAGGGCCAGCATGGCGTCACCCGGTGCCGCTTCGAAGGCCTGGGCCAACTGCTGCATCAGCTCCGGCAGCTGCACGTCACGCAGGCGGGCGGCCTTGGGCAGGATCTTGGCCTTGGTGAAGTCGTTGAAGCGCATCCCGGCCATCGGGTTTCGGTCGATCAAGCCCAGCTGCAGGGCCTGGCGGAAAGCGGTCAGCAGCAGCGCGAACATCTGCCGCAGGTAGGACAGCGACACCTCGGCCTGGCACGGCCACATCAGCTGCTTGTCCAGGGTATCGGCGGTTACGTCGGCCACGGCCAAGTCATACAGGCGCGGCTTCAGGTGCTGGGCAATGGCAGAACGGGCGCCGGCCTTGCGTTTCGCTGACAACGAGCGGTCACGCGCCATGCGGTCGCCGTACCAGTCCAGCAACTGACCCACGGTGACCATGCCCGAGACCACCGGCGCCGTGGCTGGGGAGCGCAGCAGGCGTTGACGCAGCGCCGGCAGCTCGGCCAGCACCGCCGATACGCTCAGATCAGGCCAGCGCGCGACCGGTACCCACTTCTTGCCGCGCACCAGGTGCCAGGTGCCGCGCTCGCGGTTGCTCCAGAAGCGCAGGTACAGACCAGGGTGTCGCGGGTCGCGCAGGTCGCGCACCGAGTTGTCGGCGGCCTGCCGGCGCACTTCGGCCTCGCTCAGCTTCACTTCACGGGTCGCGCTCATGCGGCCACCGTCGCAGGCAGCAGCAGGTAGGCGCGGATGGCTTCGACGGCGTCGATGTTGCCCCGGCACACGATCGCCAAATAGCCCTGATCGCCCAGCGCCTGCAGGTAAGCGTCCTGGCTGGGCGACACCGGCGCATCGAACGGCGGCATGGCCTTGAACTCGATGTACAGGCCGAAGTAGCCGCCGCGCGCCATCGGCAGCACCAGGTCGGGCACACCGGCCTTGACGCCCTGCCCTTTCAGCTTGGCGGCCACGGCCTTGACCCGGTGACCGCCGTTCGGCACGTGGTAGATCAGCTTGTAGGCCTGCGGGTAGCGCAGCTGCAGCTCCTGCATCAGCGCGGCCTGCTCCTGCCCTTCCCGGTCGACGGGCTTGGCGCGGGCCTGTTTGGCCTTGAACGGGCGAAGGGCGGGAGCATTCATGCGACCAGCACCCCCTCGTGGATCAGCAGCGCCTGGGTGCGCATGACGCCCTCGGCGTGGTACTGGCGGGCGGTACCGCGGTCCACGGCCCGGCTGCGGCCGTCACAAGCGTCGTGGCAGGCACTGCAGGACCAGGCGCCCTGCAGGTCGTGCGGCTTCTTGCCGACGCCGCAGGTGCCCGCCAGGCGGTAATGCGCCAGCACCGTGGTGTCCGGGTTGCCGTTGCAGACGCCCGGGATGCGCACCTGGCACTCGCGGCCGCGCGCGGCCTTGGTCAGCTTGGTTTGCCGCATGGTCAGATCTCCTTCTCGCCGCGGTGTGATTCCCACTCGAAAGGCACGATCACCCCGCCGCCCTCGCGCAGGCGGTCGTAGCACCGCTCGCCCATCGCGTGGCGCAGCTGGTCTCGGTCGAGGTTGGAAATCACCACCGTGGGGCGCATCTGCTCGTAGCGCCCGTTGATGATCGAAAACAGGGTGGTCAGCTCGAATTCGCTGGGCTGCTCCTTGCTGACCCCGACCTCGTCCAGCACCAGCAGCGACGGCTCGATTAGGCTAGACAGGATGTCGGCCTCGGACTGCTCGCTGTGGCGGTCGTAGGTCGCCCGGATGGACTGCAGGACGGCGCCCACCGTCCGGTAGACGGCGGTGGCCGAGGTGTTGCGCATCAACTCGTTGGCCATGCCTGCCCCCAGATGGGTCTTGCCGGTACCGACCTGGCCAAGCAGCATTAGGCAACGCCCGGTACGCTCGATCTCCTCGAACGCAGCCACGTAGCGCGTACAGTAGGCCAGGGCTTTGCGCTGCCCTTCGTGCTCGACGCGGTAGTTGGCCAGGGTGCGGTCGGCGAAGCGCTTCGGGATCAGCGCCGAACCCAACTTGCGGGTCATCGCCTCGCGCTTCAGGCGGGTTTCCTCGGCCTGCTGCTTCGCCTCTCGTTCGACAATGGCGGCCTTCTCGCACGCAGGGCAGCGCCCAACGATTTCGCGGCCCATGAGCATGGTCACCCGCTGTTCGAAGTCGCCGTGATGCTCGCAGTGCGCAGGCTGTACGCGGAACCCGGCGGCGTTTCGCACCTCGGACATGGTGATCACCGATTCAGATCGCATAGGTACCGTCCTCGCGCTTGGTCAGGCCGCCGGTGTAGTCGCGGTCACTGAACCCGTGGTGGCGGCTGTTGGGATGGGACTTGGTAGGCAGCTGGGTGCCGATACGCTTGGTCACCCAGTCCACCTCGAACCCGCGCCAGCCGTTCTCGACGGCGACCTCAAGGGCTTGGGCGGGCTGGATGCCGAAAGCCTTGCACTGCTCCAGCTTGGCGTTCAGGCCGGACCAGATGCGGGCCGTCACCGGGGCTTTCGCTGCCTTGCGGACAGTCAGGTAGTCAACGATCAGCGATTCATCCAGGCCGTGGGGGTTGTCGGCCAGCATCGCTGCTTTGCCGAACGGTGCCTTGCGCTCAGACTTGGCCGGAGCATCCGGCGATTCGCTGGGGGGGCATGTAATATCTTCCGTAGGAAGATTTACATAGGGGGTTAGATTCTTAGAATAAAGAAGGGACTCGGCGGTTTTGGTCTGTTTCGACTCTTCGCCGATTCGGACCACTTGAGCCGATTCGGCTGTTTTGGTCTGCTTCGGCTCAGTGACATACGCCCAGTCTTTCGGGTCATTCACACCGATGTCGCCACGGGCCCCGCCCTCGCGGAACAGTACGCGTCGACGCAACAGGCTGGAAATGGCCTTCGACACGGTGTCGGGATGAGCGTTTATGGCCTTCGCGATGTCGGTAGCCGGAATGCGCTGGGCGCCAGCACCGAAGTTGATGGTGGCCTTGGCCACGTACAGCACAATCTTCATCTCCCGGGCCGGGAGATCGATAGCCAGCAGGCCATCCATGAGCTGGTTGTCCATCCGGGTGAACCCCCTGGACTTGTCAAGTGGGACGATGTTTGTCATGCTCTAATCTCGTTTGAAGCTGTAGAGAAAGCCGCCCTGCCAGGCGGTTTTTTTTCGTCTGCGATTCCGGTACTGGATGGATTCGCAGGTGTTTCGGTCATCTACTGGCGAAACGCTGGCAGATGCACAATGCTCATCACGAAGCAGCCCTTTCCTCTGGGGGATAGAGATCTGGTCTCAGCTGGTGGCGAGTCACCTGCCCGCCGACAGCTTTTTCAAATGGGATAACCAGATCCGCCGGCACTTTTTGATTCCGGTGAACGCATTGCCAGATGCGCGGCTGACTCGTGTTGCATCTCCTCGCGAGCTCAGCCTGGCCACCGGCCAAGCGCACGACCTCGTCGATAGGTCTTTCTGTGTTCGGCATGTCTGCGTGCCTCAATGGATCGTGCACCCGATGATAACTCAAGTTATAGATAAGGCAAACACATGTTATTTGAAGCCTTATAACGCGTGTTTTACCCTTGCAGGCATGACTAAAGCCCCCGAAATGCTCAAAGACCGAATTCTTGAACGGCGCACTGCCCTTGGCCTGAGCCAGCAGCAGCTCGCAGATAAAGCCGGCGTGAGCCAAGTGACTATTCAGCACCTGGAGAGCGGACGAAACGCGACCTCGAAGAAACTGCTCGAGATTGCGAGGGCGCTCGGAGTTACAGTCGAATGGTTGGCTTCAGGTAAAGAGGCGCCGCCTGCAAAGGGCAATGTGCAGCCCACGGACGTACTGCCCGAGTCATATCGATACCCGGTGATAAGCTGGGTTGCTGCGGGATCCTGGGCCGAGGCGGTAGAGCCTTTCCCGCCTGGGTACTCTGATCGGTACGAAATGTCCGACTACGATTCGAAGGGCACCGCGTTCTGGCTTGAGGTCAAGGGTGATTCCATGACATCACCGGTCGGGACCAGCATCACTGAAGGCATGCTGATTTTGGTAGACACCGAGGCCGAAGCCACTTCTGGAAAGCTGGTAGTCGCCAAGCTGGCAGACAGCAATGAAGCCACGTTCAAGAAGCTGGTGGAGGATGGAGGTCGGCGCTTTTTGAAGCCGCTTAATCCTGCCTACCCAGTAGAGATGTGCATGGAAGGCTGCCGCATCGTTGGAGTCGTAGTGCGCGCCATGATCAAGCTCTGAGGACCACTCCTACAATCGGCCCAGCCCTCGCGCTGGGCTTTTTTTCGCCCTTACAAACCGGTCGTCGCGAAATATTGACGCGTAAAAATTCTTTACACGTCGATGGGGCTTGAATTTTCCTACATTCCATAAGACTGTATGCATGTACAGTAAAAAGGAGTTTTCTCATGCTGCCCCTCGATTTTTCTACGTCTCCAACCCGCTCCTATGAACGCCTGGGCCATCGCATTCAGCAGGCCATCTCGTCCCCCCATGTGCAGAAAAGGCAGTTCGTCGAGGTGAGGCCTTGTGCGGAGGAATCCCAGGATGATTGGCGGCGCCTGTTGGCGGATTTGGAAGAGACTTCGGGGATCAGAATCCAGATGCTTGAGTCTGGTGTAATCCGCATCGGATGGCGCGAGTTTTCAGACTGCTAACCACTGCCCGCTTATCGCGGGCTTTTTTTTGGTCGGATTTATAACTTGAGTTATTGACACACAGAAAACCTGCGTTATGATTCGATCCATAACACAGGTTATTGGCAGCTACCGCAGCCACCGCTCTTTACACAACCAGACGTGACCACCTCGACGCACCCAGGCCATCACCTGGGTCGGGACAAGCTAAGTCGTCGACCACGCAGCCTCTGGATAGCTGCCGGACCTCAGGCATTGAGGGACGCCAAACCATGCAAGCCAGCCGGGAAGAACACCGAACACGAAATGTGTGACCCGGCCAGGTGGGAATAGCCGCGGCGATGCGCATGGGGAGGAGAAACACAGAACGATTCACTGATGCCGCTTCGATGAGGCGGCATTGGGAATCAACTGGAGTGACACGACATGAACCGCAAGCAATTCCGCAAAGCCCGCGTCGCCGTGAAGTCCGACCGCATCAACAACACCTGCAACTGCCTCGTTCCGGGTTACGAAAAGGCGCTGATCCTTGAGCTGATGCACCGCCCACGCTCCTGGTGATTTCACTCGCAGCCATTCCTATGAGTGGCTGCTGGGAAATCAACCCGAGGGAATTCACGTGAACAAAGAAGAAATCTACGACGACCAAATCAGCCCGCTGATGCAAAGCATCATCGGTATCTGCCGTCAGCACGGCATTGCAATGATCGCCAGCTTCAACATCGCCCACGACGGTGAAGGCCCGAACGGCGAAGACTGCTCCCGCCTGACCTGCACCTCCCATCTGCCTGATGGTGAAGGCGCTTTCGATGAGCGCTTCAGTAAGGCCGCACTGGCGATTCAGAAATGCGCACCGCATCACATAGGTATGAACATCACCACGCAGCACCCCGATGGCACTCGGACGCTGACTGCGGTGATCTGATTTCACTGGCTGGCCTTGGCGACAGGGCCAGACGGGAAATCAACCGCCCTGGAGGGGAAGACGATGCGCTGCACCTGCATCAATGACGCGGTACAGATGGTGACCGAGCAGATCACCGAAAACACGCCAGGCGCAGGGCCGTTCAGCATGCGGGCGTCTGGCAGCAACCTCTGTTTCAACCTGGGCACAGGCCGTGCCGAGCTGCGCTATTGCGTTGAGGTCACCGGCCACTACATGGCGCCGAAGAAGACCGGCGGCATGAAGCGCGTGAACAAAACGGTTTCTGTGGTCGCCAACTACTGCCCGCTCTGCGGAAAGGAGGCGACGCCGGCAGAAGAAGAGACAACCAGCGCCACGTCAGCCTGACGTTAACTGCCCGATCCACCTGGTTCCCCATCACCAGGCTGCATCGGTGTGTGATCTGAAACTGAATGGCAGGCCGCCCCGAGTAAATGGGGAACGATTACAGGGCCCCGCAGGCCTCGCCTGGAAGATCCCCCAGATCGCACACCAATGCAGCCCACCGAGGACACTTCATGGAAACGATCACCTGCGGCTCATGGATTGGCCAGCTCGGCAAGGCGCTGGCTCCCCGCGAGCTCGAAGCACTGCTGTGGGTGGCTCAAGGCCTCACAACAAAAGAAATCGCCCGCCAGATGGCGATCAGCCCGGGCACCGCGGCCAACCGCATCGAAGACGCTGTGTTCAAGCTGGAGGCGAAGAAACGCCTGGACGCCGTGGTGAAGGCCATGAGGCAACAGATCATCAACCCACTCTGCATCGCCCTCGCCGCCCTGATCGCATCGCATGCGTTGATCAACGACAGCGACCCGATGCGCCGCGATCGCCGCGCCCCGGAGCGGCGCACCGCACAAGTTCGAATCGTTCGCCGGGCCGAGGCCCTTGAACTTCACGCCTGACCAATCCGAGGATTCACCATGCACACAGCAATGCACCCTGCTTTCGAGCAGAAGCTTGCCGTGCTCGCGGCCCTGCTCGAGCGCAGCAAGTCAGCAAGGATCGAGGCCCACGCCAAGGTCGGCCAGCCCGCCCCGCGTTTTCAGGCGTCGAACAAGGGCAGCACCTGGGATGTAGTTGAGATCGCGACAGGCGCAGTTCACGGGTTCGCGTACACCTACCAGGCAGCCATGCGGTTTGTGGATGCGATGGAGGCAGGCGCAGCGACAAAGCGGGGTGGCCTGCAGTGAATGGCACACCAACCCCCGACCATCGTGAAGCGGTGCTGGCCCAGCTCAATGCGAGCATCGACAGCTTCTTCAGCCAGGGCGGCACGGTGCAGACCCTACCGGGTTATGAATACGTGCCGCACCGGCAGCATCGTGACCTTGAGCCTATCCGCGCCTCGTCGGAAGCTGCCGAACCCAAGACGACCAAGCGGCAAAAGCAACTGGCCGAGCTTCGCAAACTGGCGGCGACGATGTGCTACGCCGAAGCAATGGCGCACACCGGACTCTCACAGTCAGCGCTCAGCCGTGCAGCCGCAGACGGCGGCTTTCACTTCCAGCCCAACCCCAATCGTGGCAAGGGCAATAAGGGCAAGAAACTCAGCGACCCAGTGAAAGATCGGGCCCTGGCCGAGCGCATCACCGCCGCACGCGATGTTGGCCTGACCATGGCCCAAGTCGTTCGCCACATGAACATCTCCTACAAGCTGCTACATAGAATCCTGGATGAGTTCGGGATCAGCTTCCCGACCACCGCCGAAAAGCGAGCGAAACGCAAAGCATGAAACGCATCACCGCGCGCGTCCGGTATGGCCGGCGCCAGCAGCAGATCACTCTACCACCAAGCGGTCTAACAGAAGATCGAGGAGCCGCGCCGCATGAGAATCGACCTTCCAGGCCAGTTCGACCTGCCGATTCAGGTTGCCCACCAATCCCCGTCAGCACCCGCAGGTAGCAAGGAGGAGCTGGCCGTCCGCATCGCCAAAGCCCTGGTCAAATACGAAGCACGGCCTTCGTCGGCGCTGTGGATCGAAATACAGGCCTGCGCCCGCACAATCCTCAAGTAACCACCATGCCCCATCCGCTCCCCACACCAACCACAACGACTCCTAGGCGAGGACGGCGCATGTGTGGCCACAACATGACCTAGACTATTTTGAAGCGTTTTTGATGGAATTAAACGTTTGATCAACCATGCTCTTCCCAAAATCCCCCATATTTTCGTACATGGTCTTCAAGAAGATAACCGTATTGATTGCAGCTCCTACTAGCTGCCAATGACAGTTATCGAATGTGCAGTCTATAAGAGAAATTGGTCCCTGACCTCCATACTCGATAACACAGTTTTTGAAAATACAGTCTTCGTAACTTCCATGATCCAGCCGGACTGTTTGACCGATGAAGGTACTTGATTTAAAAATGGCCATTATAGAAACCCTGGAGCCTCTTGATCCGCAACAACTTTATTACCTAGAGCAACAGAATGCTTGTTCGCACGATGGTAGCCATCGTCCGACTGAAAATCACTAGGAGCATAAAGTGCTTTATTGTTCCAATTCAAGGTGGCAAAAAAAGATAACACCAACAGACTTGGGAATGCCATTAAAAACCAGATATAGGTTTTTTGGACTTCCTCAGAAATGAATGGAAGGACGGTTGTTGAACTCACTTCAACAATTCCAGCAAATATAGCAATAATGGTTAGCGGATTTTTGATTGTTCCAATACCCCGCATATCCGCGCCCCTCCCTTGCCTTTTAATCGCCATGGTTTTCTCTGTCTTTTCCGCCACGGCACTATACCTTCGAGTAACGAGCATGCCCACAGCAATCGACCTGTTCGCCGGCCTCGGCGGATGGAGCACCGGCGCGCGCGCCGCAGGCGTCCAGGTTCTCTGGGCGGCAAACCACTGGCCAGTAGCCGTTGAATGGCACAGCGCCAACCACCCCGACACGCAGCACGTCTGCCAGGACCTGCACCAGGCGCGCTGGGAACAGGTTCCGGCGCACGACGTCCTGTTGGCCTCGCCCTGCTGCCAGGGCCACGCCAAGGCCCGCGGCAAGAAGTCGGGCAACCCGGAGCATGACGCATCGCGGTCCACGGCATGGGCGCCGATATCGGCACTGGAGTTTCACCGGCCACAAGCGGCTGTGATCGAGAACGTGCCCGAGTTCACCGACTGGGTGCTCTACCCGGCTTGGCTCCAGGCTGTGCAGGCGCTGGGGTACCAGGCGGCACCGCATATCGTCGACTGTGCCGATTTGGGCGTGCCGCAGCACCGGGTGCGCCTGTTCATGGTACTGACCCGCAGCAAGGCCCCGCTGATGCTGCAACTGCCGCAGGAGCGACATGTGCCCGCCGCCAGCTTCCTCGACTTTGACGCCGGGCGCTGGTCGCAAATCGAGAAGCCTGGCCGGGCCCAGGCCACCCTCGACCGAGTGCGCAACGGCCGCCAGCGCTTCGGCGACCGATTCATCATGCCCTACTACGGCAAAGGCTCCGGCACCACCGGCCGCGACATCAACCGTCCGATCGGCACCATCACCACTCTGGACCGCTGGGCCCTGGTCGACGGCGACCGCATGCGGATGCTAAGCGCCACTGAGGCCCTGGCCGCCATGTCGTTCCCAGCTGACACCCTGCGCCCGGACAACCACCGGCTGACCATGCACATGGCCGGCAATGCGGTACCGCCACTGGCCGGCCAGCGGGTTATCGAGGCGTTGCTGAAAGCCGCCTAGTCAGAAGTCAGTTGGCCCAGATAGCGGTATCCATATTGATCTCTGGGTAAGGGTTGGCATCCCAGTCATACACCGATGCGATCCACTTTTTCATCATGGGCCCATGCAGGCGCCGCCCTTTGTCCATAAGGCGAAGCACCTGCTTTTCGATCCTGTACGGGCCGCAATCAGCGCACACCGCTTTGAAGGAATCGGTGCTCGGATCTAGTACCTGGAAGATGTCGACCCTGCATACCAAGCAAGTCATATGGTCCATCGCGCACGCTCCTCAGAGCCAAATTTCAAATGTAGCCCAAGCCTGGAGTTACCAATGCCCACAGAAAACCGATCCAGCAACACCGAGATGGTCAGCGTGCCGCGGGAGCAGCTGCAGCCCTGGCAAGAGCGCTTCTCGAAAGCGCAGATGTTCCAGCAGTCGACAGAGATTCAGGCGGCAATGGCACAGCCAGCCCCGCAGCCCCACCCCGAGCCGATAGCCTGGATGGTTGGTACTGCCATCTGGTGGACCAAAGAAGAGGCAGAGCGGGATGCGGCGGATACTGGGTTGCCGATTGTTGGCCTGGGCCCGATGACCGGTGCCACTGAGGTTGAGCGGCTGCGGGTAGAGCTTGGCTACATGCGGGAGGAGCGAGACGACCTGAGCGCCAAGCTCGATCGGTTCTACTCGCGAAGCCACGGAATCAGGAACCTCTCGGCGATTGAGCAGCTGAACGACAAGCTGGCCGAGCGGGATACGCTGCTGCGCGACAACTCAGGCAAGCTGATCCGGATGGCTGCTCACTTGATCAGCGCGCCGCTATTCGCCCTGCAGGACCTGCAGGACGAAGACAAGAAAATGACCCGGGCCCGAGTGGACAAGGCTGTCGACACCGCAGACGCCAGGCTGAAGGATGCAGCCTACGAACTCCGCCGAATCGCTGACGCCCTATCCGCCAGCGCAGCACCGGAGGCGAAGTCGTGAAGACGCACTTCGCGCCATTCACCGATCTGGAAGACGTTGAGCAAGCGCCCTGCGGCACTTGGCTAGGGGAATCCTCCGAGCTGTCAGGCGACTGGGCAATGGTCGATTGCCGACTCTGCAAGAAGCGCCGAGGAAGGATCATCGCAGCCGCAGCTGATGAAGAGCGATTCATCGTTGGGCAGATGGGCCACATGGCAGCCTTCATACGCGCTGAGCACTCGACGTAGCACATTTGTACTCCACCCAGCTATAAACCCTCTCCCTCTATTTCGAGCAGGTTGCAAGCTTCTCAGTTGCTGCCAGGCCCTCGGTGGCAATTCGGCGAGCACGCCCCACGCCCCAGGCCAGTGCTCTGGTCATCGACTCGCCTGGGCGGGAGTCGAAAGCTTCTTCGTGAAGCGCAGCACCAGCAGCCGCATAGACGCCGATGAACATCTGCGTCTGGCCCGTTCGCGCCAGCCTCACTTGAACATCGATAAACGTGCCGTCATCGAGAGTTTCGTCGTGCTCCCGGTGGTGCAGCGTGGGATCCGCCCACTGCCAATAAACGTCTCCGCGAATTCGCATGCCGCCTCCTACGACTGAAGTCTTTCGTGTATGGCCAAAAACCACGATAGCGAAGCGGCGCCGCTGCACAACTGGAAAAAGCCGAACTGTGAACTGAATCAGACCACCGGCCCAAAAACTTTTACACCACCAATAACTTGTACAACTTCTGCCGCGATATGGCGGCAAAGGGGGAAGCTATGTCTCAAGCAAAGGACCGCCCAATCCTCTTCAGCGGGCCTATGGTCCGCGCCATCCTAAATGGCCAGAAGACTGTCACGCGGCGCGAAATCAAGCCCAGCATGCGGAGCGCTGATCGCAGCTTCGAGCTTCACCAGCAGGAGGACGAGTCCTGGCGCCCCATGCACACTTTTGACGAGAGCTGCATGGATGCCAAAGGCACCGAGCATCCAATTGCCTGCCCGTATGGCCAGCCAGGTGACCGTCTGTGGGTGCGAGAAGCTTGGGCGCGGATCAATGTGGCGCAGGCGCCTGGCGGAAGCTGGGTGGTCTATCGCGAGTGCGATAACCGGACCGACTACGGCGGTCCGTGGAAACCGAGCATTCACATGCGCCGGCGCGATAGCCGCATCCTGTTGGAGGTCACCGACGTACGCGTGGAGCTCCTGCAGGACATCAGCGAGCAGCAGGCGCTTGCTGAGGGAATCGTCGGAGTTGATTTCAGGCCTGATGACGGCTTTCCAATCTGCCGCGGCTACATGGTTGGTCCTGACGACGGATCCACTCCACTCGAGACCCACGCTTCGAAGGCCTTCGCCGGCCTATGGCGATCCATCAACGGCCAAGAAAGCTGGGACGCCAACCCGTGGGTCTGGGTCGTCGAGTTCAAGCGGGTGACGCCGTGACCCGCCTCGCCCTCTGCCTCCTGCTGCTGGCCACCCTGACCGGCTGCATCGAGCAACCCAGCCACCTGGAAGTGAAGGAAGACAAAGCCCGCGCAGTCACCTGCTGGCAGTCGGATAGCGGCATGACCTGCCTGCCCAACTGGATGCTGGCCCCGCCCGAGCCGGAGAAGTGCCTGATCAATGACCTGGGCAAGTCCGAGGCCTGCAAGAAGCTTTTCGGGGAAAACGCCGGCAACCAGCGCCAGCTCTCCCCGCACGAAACACAACCCGAACCTACACCCGCACTGGCGCCTGGTCGCTGGATTGATGAGAGGTATCAGCTGTGAACGAGAAGATGCGTGAGCAGTTCGAGGCGTGGCATCTCGACCGTTACTGCGGCGGTGTTGAGCGCCTGAGGAAGTGCGTGAATGCCGAAGATGTTTACTACTACGCCGACACCCAAACGAGATGGGTGTCCTGGCAGGCCTCCCGCGAGGTCGTGGTCATCCAAATGCCTGACATGAAGAGCGAGCAGTACTGGGAGCAGTTCGAGGATGTGGAAGGTGAGTCTTTCATCTTCCCGAAGTACCTCGGCCACCTCGATGCTGCGATCAAAGCTCAGGGCCTGAAGGTACTGCCATGACCGACCTGATCGAAGTGAGGGCAGCCAACCTGATCGGCGCGCCGCTGGACTGGGCGGTGGCCATGGCCGAAGGCTTCGGCACAGACCCTGAGTGCAGGACCACAATCTGGCGCAGCCGGACTGATCCTACCAGCGTCAGCATCCGCGGCGCGGCCGATGGCTTCGGCTATCGCCCTTCCACCAACTGGGAGCACGGCGGCCCGCTATTCGAGAAGCACCAAGCAGGCTTAAGCCATGACCGGTACTTGTCAGGCGGCCCTTGCGGCTGCAGCGCAGGGCCGCTCAACTCGACATGGCTTTCAGGCCCCACTCCCCTTATCGCCTTCTGCCGCGCACTTGTCCACGCCAAGCTCGGCCCGATCGTCCAAGTGCCGAAGGAGCTGATGCCGTGACCAAATACCAGTTCAACCTGATACTGGCTTTGCTCTTCATGATCGCTGCCAACGGCACCGAAACACCAGGCGCTGCAGCTATCGGGTACACGATCGGCATTGCATGCGGCCTTTCCGCTCTGGTCTATGCCTTCTTGGAGCGCAAATCATGATCCTGCCCCTGATGTACATGGCCTACCTGATCTACAGGGGGCCGCGATGAGCGCAGAAGTCTTCAAATTTCCGCTGAAGCGCCGGGCCCACAACAACCAGGTGATGGCCAACCAAGCAGAACGCAAGAGGCTTGCCGACTGGTTCCGCGAAATCGCCCAGCACATCGAGGGCAACGAGGTGGAGCGCGAGCCGCTGGCAGCCATGATCGTACTCAGCAGTGCAGCCGGTGACGAAGTCCTGCATGCCGGCTACTCAACCGACGCCACCTCACTCGTCCAGGCCGGGAACGCAGCCCGCCAATGGGCTCACCTGACCTTCCAGCGCCAAGCCGGAAACTTCTTCGACCGCCAACGCTAACTCCTCCCCCTACAACTCAAGCCCGCCGACATGCGCGGGCGAGGATTCCCTATGTCTGCAACTCAACGCTTCCACCAGACCGCAAACGACTGCCTTGAGCGTCTCGCCGCTGACCTCTGGCTCGGCGCCAAGCTTGCCCTGATCATCTACACCCCAGACCAGCCCGAGCAGGATATCGTCCTTAAGGACAGCGGCCTCAACGTCGACGAGGTGATCAGCACGCTCCGCCGGCGCGGCGGCCTCAGCCTTGACGGCGATAACGTCTACAAGCGCTCGGTCTGTGACGTCATCATCGGCGCCCTTGCCACAGGCAAGCAGAACAGCAACCCACCGCCAGCCGATCACTGGTGCCTGGAGTTCTGGGATATGGGCCGAGCCGAGGGCGCGCTGCAGGAAGAGCTGGTCCATGCCCTGAGCCTGGCCCGCAAAGAACTGGATGCCTGCCAGCGCGTTATCCACTACGCCGGCGGCTTCGATCCAGCCTACGTCAACGATGCCCAGGCAGCGCTCAAGGTAGCCGGCGCGGTCCTCGACAAGATTCCCGCCTGACACCAACCTGCCGCCACCGGCGGCGTGGAGACCATTCCATGGAAACCCAAAGTACCGGTGACGTCGACAAGGTCACCGAAAAACGCATGGCTGACCTGCTCGGCTGCACCAAGCGCTCCCTAGAGCACCGCCGCCAGCGCGGCACCATCCCCGAAGGCGTCTGGATCAAGCATGGCGGCCGGATCATCTACAGCAAGAAGAGGTATGACGAATGGCTGGAAAGCCAATGGATTTACCCCGAGGGATCGAAATCTTCCGTGGCTCCCTCCGCATTCGTTTCACATGGGACGGTATCCGTAGATGTGAAACGCTCCCCTACCCCGCGACACAAAAAGGCGTCAAAGCTGCATCCGTCCTTCGCGATCAGGTAACCAGCCTCAACAGGCTCGGGCTGCTCGACCAGGACAAGTACGCGGAGCTGTTCCCAGGCTCCCAAACCGTGGTCGGCGGCAAGCCGACCTTCGGTGAGTACGCTCAGCTCTGGTTGGATAGCCGCGAGATCACGCAAGGCACGCACAACAACTACAAGAGCGCATTGAACCTGTACTGGGTACCGCGCCTGGCCATGGTGCGTCTTGACCTTATCACCACCACCCTGATCCGGCGCATCATCACCGAAACTGAATGGGCTTCGGCGAACGTGAAGCGCAACGCGATCACCAGGTTGTCGACGATCTTGGCCGCCGCTGCGCGCGAAGGGCTGCTGACCAAGAACCCAGCCGAGGTGATCGAGTTGCCGAAGCGGTCGAAAAAGGAAATTGATCCGTTCACGCTCGACGAGGCCAACACCATCATCGCCAAGCTCTACGAGCACAAGCACTGGCCGAGCCGGATTTACGCGGCGCTCTTCGAGTTCATGTTCTTCACAGGTTTGCGGCTCTCAGAAGCGCTGGCAGTACGATGGGATGTGATCGATGAGGAGAAGAAGACGGTGCACGTCAAGAGGACCGTCGCACTGGGCGAGGTTGAGGAAAGGACGAAGACAGGAAGGGATCGATTCGTCCTACTGAACGAGAGGGCTTTGCGGGCGATCCAGTACGCCAGGGAGTACGCCGAGCGCCGTAAGCATGGGAAGGGATCGGTGACCGTGACACCGTTCGTGTTCCCGCCATCGAAGAACGCGGAGTACGTTAGGCAGACGTCCGACCTGCACAAGCAGTGGGTGCCGGTGCTCAAGGAATTGGGCATCAGGCGTCGGCCCCCATACAACTGCCGTCACACCTATGCGACAATATGCTTAATGTCCGGCCTCAACCCCGCATTTATCGCCCAACAGCTGGGTCACAGCGTGCAAATGCTGCTGTCGACGTATGCCCGTTGGCTTAACTCAAGCTCCGACTGGAGCGAGCTGGAAAAACTCAAAATTGGTATCAAATCGGTATCAGCGGAAAATCCAGCGTCGTAAGTTACTGATAGGTAAGCCCTTTGATCTCCACCGCTAACATCACCATGCAGTT